CCCTATACATCCCACTTCCTGGAGATACAGATAATAATAAAGTTGAATTTAAAATGGAGCCAATTGAAAACGGTATACAGGATGGCTCATTTAAAGAATATCGTAAACAAAACCGTGATGATATTTTAATTGCTCATCAGGTTCCAATTTCTAAACTTGGCGGAGCAGATTCTGCTGCTATTGCTGCTGCAATTGCACAGGATAGAACATTTAAAGAACAGGTGTCACGTCCAGCACAAAGATATCTGGAGAAGATTGTTAATAAGATTATTAAAGAAAAGACTGATATTTTAGAGCTTAAATTTAATGAACTTACTCTTACAGATGAAATTGCACAATCTCAGATTATTGAACGTTATGTTAAGACTCAGGTAATCACTCCAAATGAGGCTCGTGAAATGCTAGACATGCCTCAAAGATCAGACGGAGATGAACCCTTTGTAATGAGTCCAAGACAGGCTACAGACGCTAGGGCAAACTTGGTGGGTAACAGAGAGCGGGATGCTGAAAGAACAAATAATAACTCAGACTCCCCATCTACTATTTCTGGAAGAAATCCACAAGGAGAAGGTCGTTCGTCTCAATAGTTGAGAAACTATTATAAAGGAATGATATAATTATTCTGCCATGAATATAAATAAAGCACATTGGATTACAGATGGCGACAACGTTCGCTTTTCTATGCCTATTGGCAAGGTCGATCAAGAGCGCAGAATCGTTTCTGGTTTTGCCACACTCGACAATGTTGATAAGCAGAACGACATCGTAACTACTGAGGCAAGTTTAGCAGCATTTAAGAAGTTTAGGGGTAATCTTCGTGAAATGCACCAACCATCAGCGGTAGGTAAAGTTGTTTCGTTTAAAGAAGACAGATATTTTGATCCACAAACAAAAAAGTTTTATAGTGGAGTATATGTTTCTGCATATGTTTCTAAAGGTGCACAAGATACTTGGGAAAAAGTTCTTGATGGTACATTAACAGGTTTTTCAATTGGCGGAAATATTAAAAAATTTGATGATGAGTTTGATGAAAAAATGGAAAAACCAGTTCGTATAATTAAGGAGTATGAGCTTCACGAGCTATCTCTTGTTGATAATCCAGCAAATCAATTTGCAAATGTAATCTCTATTGAAAAGGGAGAGCTTGGAGGATTTTTAGCAAAGGCAGTGGTTGATAATGTTTATTGGTGCAGCTCAGATGACATAGTAAGACTTTCAAAAGATTCTGATGAAAGTTGCCCATCATGCAGTTCATCTATGAAAAATATTGGTTTTGTAGAAGATGGAAATGATGTAGAAACAGTAAAGTTCTTAGTTGATAGTGCAAAAGGCATTAGAACAATTAAGATGACAAAGGAGGAAAATCCTATGACAGAAGAAACAACAGTTGTTGAAGAGACTTTAGAAAAGTCTGACACAGCAGTAGTTGAAAATGTTGAGGTTGCTCCAGAAGCTCCAGCAGAAGCACCAGCGGATGTTGTAGCAGAGGCTCCTGTTGCTGAAGAGGCAGCAGAGCCAGTGGCAGAAGAAGCACCAGTAGCAGAAGATGCTCCTGTTCTTGAAGATGCAACAGAAAAGTCAGTGGATGCGGTTGTTGATGCAACATCAGAAATTGCAAAATCTGTTGCTGAAATCAACACTTCTCTAACTAATGCCTTGAGCAATCTTGCAGAAACAGTTAAGGCTATGCAAGCCAATGTTGATGCAATCACAAAGTCCCTTGAAACAGTTACAGGCGAAGTAAAGTCTGTATCAAATGAGGTAAGCCAAGTAAAGGGTACTTTTAATGAGTTTGGAAAGCGAGTAGATGCTGTCGAACAAGACACTGCTTTCCGCAAGTCTGGCGATCTAGGCGAGATCGTGCAGGAGTTTTCAGAAATGAAGACTCAAAAATCCCTATGGGGCGGGCGTTTCCTCAAAACAGCCGACCTATTCAACAACTAACATAAATTCACTAGGAGGTGAACAATATGTCGGAACAAGAAATCGTAAAGAATTATCCAGGAACAACTGAGGCTCACAATCACGATGGCCAGGGTGCATTTGCATCTGGTGGCGTTGGCGGTGCTACAGCAACAGGTCCAGACGGTAATCTTTCACCAGCAGCAAGCCTTGGAAACATCGCTTCTGCTAACTTCGGAGCAAATCCAGCAGGTCCAAATGCTGTAAATCCAACTGGTACTCCAGGTGGTATTCTAGCTCCAGAGCAAGCTCGCCGCTTCATCGACTACGTGTGGGATGCAACAGTTCTCGCCAAAGATGGTCGTAGAGTTACAATGCGAGCAAACACCATGGAAATCGAAAAGGTTAACGTGGGTGAGCGTGTAATCCGTGCAGCAGCTCAGGCTGACAGCACATACACAAATGCTGGCGCAACATTTACCAAGGTAGAACTTACAACCAAGAAGATTCGTCTTGATTGGGAAGTTTCTACTGAGTCTCTTGAAGACAATATTGAAGGAGGTGCACTTGAAGACCATCTCGTTCGTCTTATGACAAACGCATTTGCTAATGATATCGAAGATCTCGCTATCAATGGTGATGGTTCAACAGGTTCATTCCTTTCAATTATGGAAGGTTTCGTACACAAGGTTACAGATGGTTCAGATGCTCACGAAGCAATCGTAACCGTTTCAGATGATGCTTGGACACCAGCGGTAATGCAGGATATTATCCTTGCAATGCCACGTAAGTATCGTGCTATCAAGTCTAACTTGAAGTTCTATGCTGGTACAGATGCATTCCAGGGTATCGTTACAAACAACGGTACACTTGCTGACGCAGTAGCAGAAGCAATTGCTGGAATGACTCCAGGAAGCACACAGGCTAACCGTCAGAATTATCTAGACGGAGTCGGACAGACACTTGGTGGAGCACGTACAACACGTGTTCTCGGTGTTGATGTTATGGAAGTACCTTACTACCCAGCAGATTATGTCGACTTGACATTCCCTGCAAACCGTGTTTGGGGATTCCAGCGTGATATCACAGTAAACCGTGAATACAAGCCAAAGAAGGATACAATTGAATACACAGTATTCGTCCGCTTTGGTCTACAATGGGAAGAGCTTGATGCAGTTGCTTATGCAGATGCAGCATCTGATTCCTAATAACAACTAAATAAGATTAAGGAGGGTAGTGAAATATCTACCCTCCTTATTCACATTCTGATATAATAGCAGTGGAGGAATAATAATGTCAGTAGAATTAGTAGAAGATTTAAAAAAGAAAACAGTACCACAATTAAAGTCATATGCAAAGAAAAATAATATAGATTTATTTGGAGTAAATACAAAAGCAGAAATATTAGAAGTAATATTTTCTTTTATTCCAAGACCAGAGCAGGTCGAAGCAATGAAGAAAAAGGATAAGCCATCAGAAAAGATTGCTCTTTATTCAATTAAAAATCTTCATTGGAATGGTGTGGGGGATCTCGAAAGAGGATATAACATAGTATCTAAGGAGGATTCCGAAAAATGGCTAGTTCGCAAAGATGTAAGAATTGCAACTGCAGACGAAGTGGCTAAATTTTACGGTAAAAAGAAGAAATGAACATACTAAGACTTCCACCATATCCGCTATCAGTTACATACTCTGTCCCAGAGGCATCAACTGATTATATTTTACTTATAAAGGATTCTGATAGAGATATTGTTCGTGTTGAAGAAGTGCTCGAATCCTCAGCTGGATCAAAAATAACTTTTGAGCTTCCTTCATATTTTTCTAAATACGATGAGTCATATCAGCTAGAAATTTATGAAGCTGTATATACGACTGGCGTCACAGATCCAGATCTTGGAGATATTGTAGTTGAGGATAATTTAAATATAGAAAGACCGTATATTGATCCAGCATCTCTTGGAACAACCGCAACTGAAATAAAAGAATACACAGACTATGAGTCTCTTGCTAGAGCAATAATTGATTCAATTACTGGTGGATTTTATTATGAAACATCTTATGTAGAAACTGTTGGACAGGGAACAGACTATATTCCTCTTTGGAATAAAACATATAAAGTTTTAAAGGCATACGAAAATGCTGAGCTTGTTTACGATGTAGATAATGCAGATGGTCCAGCTCTTGGTGATTGGAATTATCTTATTACTAAGGATAAATCTGCCATTACAAAAGATCCAGTAGCAGCAGTAGATGCTCTAAATAGATCAGAAAGAAAACCAGCTCAAATGTCTTTAGCTGCTTCAGATTCTATTTTTATGTTTGACACCGAAGATAGTGGAAATACTTTAACTGTTCAACCAGGTGTAGTTTTTCCTCAAGGTGTAGATTATATTTTCTTGCTAGAAACAGGGTATAAAGTAGTTCCAATTGATATTCAAGATGCAACCATTATGTTGATAAATGATATCAAGTGTGGAAAGTTAGATTATTATAAGAGATTTGTAGTTAATTACTCTACTGACCAATATCGTTTGCAAATGGATAAGTCAATGCTAGACGGTACTGGAAATCTATTGGTTGATAAAATATTAGATAAGTACATAACAAACATTGGTAAGCCAGGGGTATTATAATGAAGGATATCTGCGAAACACCAGATTTTCTTTATCCGCTAAAAGCAGATATTTTTTATCCTATTGTTGAGCAGGGTGCTTATGGTAATATCAAAAAGCAGTGGGTTTTAGATAGAACAATAACTTGTAACTTTGAGCCAGCTGGTACAGCTAGTGCAGAAGAAGTTAAGCCAAATGTAAAAATAAATATGGATGTTGTTCTTTTAGGTAGAACTAAAAAAGATGTAAGAATTATGTTATCAGAATCAAAGCAATCTATAACCAATGTAATAATTACAAATATTAGAACACATTCAAATGTTCCAGTATATTTAGAAACAGCTGGACCAAGATCTGGAAAATCAACTATTTTTGAAATAGCATCAAACGAACCAATAGTTGGTCCGTTTGGCGACATAGATTATTATAAATTGGTAATCCGTAGATCAGAAAATCAGGCTACAGACCTATGATTACAGTAAGATTAAACCAGTCAAAACTAATAAAAGATTTAAATAATATTGTTGACTATTCGATTGGTTTTATCAGCGGTGTACAAAAGGGTAAGAGTATATTTTTAAATAATCTTGGTTCTTCAGTACAATACATATTAGAAGCCTTTATAGATTCTAATGCTAGGTCTAATCCACAAACATTGCATCACGTATACGAATGGTACCGTACTGGAAGCCCAGATGCAAGACTGTTTGATATTAGATATACAGTAAGCAATGTTGGTCTTTCATTTTATTCTTCTTTTAGACAGTCCACTACTATTAAAAATGGATCATCTGTTCCATTTTATAATAAAGCACAGATTATGGAAAATGGGATACCAGTTACAATAGTTCCTAAAAGATCTTCTGTTTTGGCATTTGAAGAAAATGGAGAAACTGTTTTTACTAGAGGTCCAATTAGCGTAGATAATCCAGGTGGGGCTGCTGCACAAAACGGCTTTCAAAATACTGTAAATTTATTTTTTACTAGATATTTTACTCAAGCATTTTTAAGAACTAGCGGTTTATATAATTATTTTAATAATCCTAGAGTATATAAGAAAAATTTACAAAAAGGAAGAACTTCAGGCAAAGCTGCTGGAATATCCACAGGGTATGCATGGATAGTGAATGCGAAGGTAAATAAATAATGGCAAATGATAGTGCATTAAATACACCAGTTCTCTGGATTAATAAATATTTACAGGCTAAGTTAGCAAATAAGCTTGGGTATGTTACACCGTTTTTCCCACCATCTCCATTTAATATTGAAGATTTAACAGAAAAATGGATGA